AAAATTAATGATAACATGTAATTATTTTCAAAGTCAAAGTTTACATGATTACATTCGGGACATCTTGTTAAATTACATGTGATAGATTGGAAAAAATCAGATATTTGAGAATATTTCTTTGCTAAATTTCTATAATATCTCATTGCAAAATAATCAAGTGCTTTATCTTTATTTTCATCAATTAGTTTTAACATTGCTGGATCCTTTGTTTCATTATTATAATATTTATCACAGAAATCAAAAAACTCTTTTAAATCATCTGGTAATGTAATATTAAGGTTAATTTCATTATGAATTTCTTCATGTAAATTATCAATCATAAATTGCATTGCTTCATGACTATCATGTTGTTCAAATCCCATGAATAGTTTTTGTTTTTCAACAAACTTCTTTCTCAAACTTGTAGGAGTTAGAGAATCCGCAGTTGTTTCCCACAATGATTTAATAATTCTATGAACTTGATAGAATAGTGAATCATCCAGTTCTCCTCTCAGTTTTCCAATAAATTCACCAGAAATAATAAATTTACGGAAATCATCCAAATTACTTAGGATTTGAATAACCGCATTTAAATAACAAGTATTTCCCATATTATTTAATCCAACGACTCCAAGCTTTGATTTTTCTTCTTTAACAATTAATTTTTCAGGTTCAGACGGATATTCTTTAGGAGATGAAGGAGGGGCTTCTGGTAATTCCATATTTAAAATTGGATTTTCATCAATTGATGTAATTGAAGGGTTTGAATCAGTCATAATATGAATAGTTATATAATTATCTATTTATATATTTAAAGATTTAATATATCAATTTTTTTAGGTTTTTATTTATAAAAACCTAAAAAAATTAGTGTGAGTAAAACGAGATAACAATTTTTTTTAGGTTTTTATCTTATAAAAACAAATAAAACACGTTTAATCTTATAAACACTTAATTTATGTTTGAATGTATCTAAATCATAGTTATATGGTAGTTTTAAAATTAACAATTTACAAAGTTTATTCTTCATAATATCATCACATAAATCCTCTAATTTCATATCTCCCAATTTGAATGCCAACTTTTCAGAATTTTTATAATCTAATCCTCCCCACGGTGGATCTAAATAAATAACATCTTGTTTTAAACTTTTATATACATTCAAATATGAATCATTGTAAAATGTTATGTTTGTACGATTAAAAATATTCATATTATACTTTAAATATTCAAATCTTGTCTTATCTAATTCTACAGAATTTACTGTATTAAATGCTTCCGAGAATGCGAGAGTATCACCACCAACACTCGCAGTTCCATCAGTAATAGATATATTTGCGCCAACTTTTTGTTTAATTAATTTGATTAATTGTTTTGTTAAATGTGGTTTACTTATAGAGTATTTACCAACTTCATCAATCTTTATTTTATCATTATTATTAGGGAAATATTCTGGTTCATAACCACCTTTTAATTGTTTTATATAATCATTTAATTTTTCCATATATTAAGATATATTTTATTATTCAATCTTAATTATTATAATAATAATTTTTCCTAATACTGTCATTGTTAAATTATAAAATTTTAATTCATTTAGATCATAATTAAATGGTAATTTTAAAACAAGTAACTTACATAATTTATTTTGAATAATAGTATCACATAATTCCTCTAATCTTGTTTCTCCTAATTTTATTTTAATTGCTCTTTTATGTTTATATTCTGGACCACCCCATGGAGGATCAAGATAGATAACATCTTGTTTTAAATCTTTAAGAATATCTAAATAATTTTTATTATAAAAAGTTATATTTTTACATTCAAATATTCCCATATTATGTACTAAATAATTATATCTTTCTAGATCCATTTCAATAGCATTAACATTCTTAAATGTTTGAGAAAAAGTTAAAGTATCACCACCAATACATGCCATAGCATCTGTTATTGTAATATCTGTTGAATTGAACTGTTTAGAAATTAAGTTTGTGATAACTTTAGATTTATCTGGTAAACTAATAGAATATTTACCTACTGTGTCAATTAATATTTTATCATTATTTGATGGAAAAAAATTCATTGTATTTACTATAATTATATTTAATTTCTTATATAATATATGAATGAACTATTTATTAAAATATTTCAGATGTTAATTAAAGTTAACGAATATTTAAGTAAAACATCAAACGATGATAAATTTAAAAGAACAAATGAATTTAGAATTAGATCATTAAAATTGGGATTAAGAACAATTAAAAATTATCCTACTGAAATTACAAATATTTCTCAATTAGATAATATTCAAGGAATCGGTAAAGGAATTAAAGATCGTATTAAAGAAGTTCTTGATACAAAAAAATTACAAGAATTAGAAGAAATATGCAAAACGATAGACTGTGAAAATTTAAATAAAACTTCATTAAATGAAGACTTATTATCTATTGTTGGAGTAGGAGAATCATTAGTTAAAAAAGTTATAGCAGATTATAAAATAACATCTGTAAAAGATTTTATTGAATTAGTTAAAACAAATAAGTTAAAAGTTAGTAAAACTGTTGAATTAGGTATTAAATATTACAATAAATTAAAGTTTAATATTCCCAGACAAGAGATTACAAAAACATTAGATTTTTTAACTACAAAAATAAATCAAGTTGATGATTCAATTATAATACAAATTTGTGGATCATATAGACGTCAAAAATTAACGTCAAATGATGTTGATGTTTTAGTTACAACTCCATTTATCATTACAAATGATCTTAAAGAAGAAGAAAAATTAATGCAACAAATAATAAAAAAATTACATGATGAAAATTTTTTAATAGATGATATGACTCCAAGTGCAACAAATAAATATATGGGTTTTTGTAAATATAATAAATTTCCAGTTAGAAGAATTGATATACGTTTTATTCCGATTATTTCATGGTATCCTGCGTTATTATATTTTACTGGTTCAAAAGATTTCAATTTAATTATGCGCAACAACGCTAAAAAATTAGGATATAAATTAAATGAATATGGAATATATAAAGGTACTAAAGAAATCTATGTTGAATCAGAAAAAGAAATATTTGATTTATTAGGAATGAAATATTTAGAGCCTCAAGAAAGAAATTTTTGACAATCATTCTCATTAAATTGAGTATCAAGTGATGAAAATTTAACTTTCATAATATCTGCTTTTTGTCTTTTTAATGTTAATATTGCAAAGTAATTTCTTATTTCTGTTAAATGAATATGATATGTTTTTAAATCCAAACATGGATTTTTTAATTTATATCCATTATTATGAAATTCTAAAGATAATCTTACATCACAACAGGTTTCTCCCATATAATAATTACCAATATCTTTTGTAATTAAACCTTTCCATATCCATGTATCAAAACTTCCACAATCATCTTGAAATACGTTTGATCCATCTTCTTTTATATTATATCTGGTTAAAAATAAAGCTTGATTTAATTCCAATTTAATTTTATTAAAATTTTCACCAATTACGATATCACTATTAATTAATACATTTATAGTATCTTCAGATGAATATTTATTAGCATAATTAAAGAAATCCTTAAAAGTTAATCTTTTAGAATCATTAATAATAATTATATTATCATTTGTATATGGTAATGGTTGATTAGTTTCATTAATGATAATAATTTTATTAAATAATAAATTGTAGCAGTTTAATTTTAGACATAAATCAATTTCTTTACATCTATCAGGATGTTTATCATGATAATAATTTACTATTAAATTGATATTTTGTTTTTCAGTATAATTTGAAATTATATTTGTAAGAGTATCTTCAATTTTAGAATAATTAAAGTTGAAAGTTTGAAATTGTTGACGATTTATAAATTTATGTTTTAAATATGCTTCTTTGTTCATATTATAATATATAATATATTATAATAAATTAAACACAATCAAGATGTTTATTTGATTCATTGGATAATAAATAGAAATCACCTTCTGTATGGACAAAACACGTTATTGAACAGTTTAAATTATCATCTATAATAATATCATCTGATAAAATTTTTAAAATTGTTTTAATTAATAATTTAATTATTTTGTTATGAGTAACAATTACAATATTTTTTACTTTTAATGTAATAATTGTATCTAATACATGTTTTAATCTTTCTTTTATATCAATTTCATTTTCATATACATTATTAAATGAATTTTTTAAGACATATTCATTTTTTTCGATAGGACATACTATGTTATCTATGTTATCTTTTTTTTCTTTAAATTTTAAAAATTTTTTTACATTTTCATCACTATCCTTAAGTGCTTCAAATTCTGATTTTGTTAATTTTTTATACTTATCATTTATTTTAACATCACTTAAATTTGGATCATATGATATATTATCTGTATAATTAACTTCTTTTGCAATTATTCCTGCTGTTTCTTTACATCTTTCTAATGGAGATGAAAGAATAAAATCAATTTTATGTTTTCTACTATTTAAATATTCACCTGTTTTTTTTGCCTGTTCTTTACCTTTTGAATTCAGTTGTGTATTATCTGGTTGTACAAGACTTTCGTTATTAGTATCAGTTTCTCCATTTGAAACAATATAAATTCTAATCATTTATATATTATTAATTATAAATTTCATGGAGAAAATATATATTATTACATTTTTTAACTGCTTCATTATAATTATATTCTATTAATTCTTCATTGTTGGTATAATGATGACAATTTCCCATTTTTCTCATTGTTTCTGTTCGATTATATCTATCTATTTTCTTCTTTTTATAAAATGGTAAACCAACAAGTTCAAAATGTTTCAATATATAATATTTTTTACTAAAAACTATATTTCCAATTGGTTCAATTTTATGATTTCCTATACCATAATTTATTTCTTTAACATCTGGAATTTTAAAACATATATGTTTATCATATAAATCCCAATAATATCCAACTTTAATGGAATTTAAATTAATATCTTCTAATGTTTCTAGTTTACTATTACCAAACATATTATAACCTTTTGTATTTATAATAGTAGTTCCTTTTTGTTCTTCTTCAATTAATTCATCTTCTGTAATACATATCCATTCATCCATATCTGGCATTAATATCCATCCTTCTTTAACATTTTTCCAACAATTGTTTTTCATATTTTGAGTTATAAAATCATTTAATTCGTTCTTGGTATCCCAATCAATTATATTACATCCTAATGATTTTGCAATTTCTACAGATTTATCAGTACTATAATTATCATATATTGTTATGTTACAATCTGAGAACATCTTTCTATAATGATTTATTGTTAAGGGTAATAAAACTTGTTCATTGTGACAAGGTATAAATATGTTTACTTTAACCATTTTATATAAATATATATTACATAATATGTCAGAAACTGAAACGAATATTCAATGGTCTCAACAAATTGATCAAATGTTGGCATCATGGTGTGATAATGCGAAATGTTTTGAATATATGCATAATGAATCATATGATTATAATTCTACTCAATCAAGAAAAATGACAATGTTTATAACAATTTTAACAGCATTAACCGGTACAATGAATATTGGAATTGGAAACATTGCCATAAGTGGATTTCAATTATCGTGGGTATTTGGTGGATTAACTGTATTAACATCAATGGCGACAATGATTCAAGATAAATTAGGATATGCTCAAAATTCAGAAGCGCATAAAAGATTTTGTAATACATGGGGTCAAATTCGTAGACGTATTGAAAGTGAACTTATTTTGCCATATGGAAGTCGTAAAGATTGTTCTTCGTTTTTAAAATTAGTTCGATCAGATATTGATCAAGTAAGTAGTGATGGAAATACACGTATTTCACATATTGTAAAACAACAATGTTTTGAAAAATTTAAACAGATACCTAATTTTGATATTCCTGATATATGTGGACAAATGGAGCATACTAGAGTTTATGTTAATAATGAATTAGATCATCATGTAGTATCAAATGAAAATGATCTTCAGAAGCCTCTAGTAATAAATGAAGTTAAATAATTTTTTGATATTCATAAATGAATCTAAAAAAATTGAGACTCCATAAACTCCATCCTAATTTTTTTGATATTCATAAATGAATCTAAAAAAATTGAAATTTATTTATTCAATACAATACATAATAGACTATAAAACAAACGGGCTAAAATGGAGCAGCCACTAGTTCTTGTTATTGAAGTCGTTCCCTTTAACTTCGACGAAGATGAAATTCCCGACCGAGGGAATAACTTTGGTCGCCACGCCGACCTCGTCAATGACTTTGACGATCTATCAAGTATTATGGGCGATGATATTGAAGAGATTGACGATATTGATGAGAATGACGAGAGTGTGAACGATAACCAAAGTGTGAGCAGTTATTCATCTGTGGATGATCTCTTTTTTGGCGATCTCGATTTTGACGAGCAGAAGTAAGCTGTCTAAAAAGTGTCTGAAAAAACTGAAATTTTATTGATATATATCTATATATCAATAAGTTATTCAAAATGACTAAATATATGACTGGCTGTGGCACTGCGCTGTACGCATCTAAAGAGAAAGCAAGTAAGCTTGCTAAGTCTTTTTCAACTGGTGAAAATGATAACTACAAATATAGTGTTGTTGCTAAAGATAACGCATATATTGTTTGTTGGAAGATTCCAATGAAAATTTATTTGAAAGAAGTTGAGCCAATTTATAATGAAATGGAAAATTTGTTAACTGACATTATTACTGAACAAAAAAACAATAATAATAATGAAAATTAATTTATAAATTAACCACTGCACATTAAGCAGACACCGTCTTCTTCATTACATATAACAGTTTTCTTTTTCTTTTCATCTTCTTGTTTACGTTTTTCTGCCTTTTCTTTATTTGCATCAATTGCAAATTTGATTGCACTTGTTGCAGGCTTTGTGCGTAAATAATACATGCCAGTTTTCAATCCAGACTTCCAACCATATTGTAAAGCAGAAGATAATTTCTTAAAGTCAGGATCAGGGAAGAATAAATTCATTGATTGAGCTTGATCAACAAATGCTCCACGAGCAACGGCATGATCAATAATAGACTTTTGTTTAATCTCCCATACAGTCTTATAAATTTCTTTTATGTTTTCTGGAATACCATCAATTTCTTGAATAGATCCATTACCAATAATAATTTTTTCTCTCATATCATTATCCCACATATTCAAGTTAATTAATTCTTGGATTAAATGTTTATTAATCATTATAAATTCGCCTGCTTGAGTGCTACGAGTATAAATGTTTGAAGTGTAAGGTTCAAAGCATTCGTTGTTGCCAAGGATTTGAGAAGTTGATGCTGTTGGCATTAATGCAGTCAATAATGAATTTCTCATACCATTCTTAACTTTTTCTCTCAATGATGCCCAATCAAGGGTTGTTGTTGAAGTAGAATAATCAAATTGTAAAATTCCCTTTTGGAAATCACTTCCTTCAAATTTAGGATATGATCCTTCAATTGCAGCAAGTTCTGCAGATGCTTCGAGACATCCATAATATATTGTCTCCATTATTTTTGCATCAATATCAACTGCTTGTTGAGAGTCAAAAGGAAGTTTCATTTGACAAAAGAGGTCAGCAAGTCCTTGGATACCAACACCGATTGGACGGTGAGATAAGTTTGTTGCTTCTGATTCTTTTGTAGGATAGGCATTTACATCAATTACTCTATTTAAATTAATAGTTGCTAATTTTGCTACATCCTTTAATTTATCAAAATCATATGCACCATCGATGTAAAATTTATTTACTCCGATTGATGCAAGATTACATACTGAGTGAGTGTTGATGTCAGATACCTCATTAATTTCATTACATAAGTTTGAACTCTTAATAATACCAATATTCTTTTGATTATTTCTTTCATTTATTCTATCTTTGTATGAAATGTATGGAACACCAGTTTCAATTTGAGATACTAAAGTTCTTTCCCAGATATCAATCGCCTTAACTTTTTCTCTGTACTTGCCTTCTGATACATATTTATTATAGAGATCTTCAAACTCTTTGCCATATGTTTCATTTAAGTTAGGGCATTCATCTGGACTCATTAAATACCAATCATCATTTTCTTGAACTGCTTTCATGAATAGATCTGGTACCCAGAGTGCTAAGAATAAATCTCTGCATCTTTCAGATTCTGCTCCAGTTTGTTTCTTTAATTCTAAGAAATCTTTTACATCCGCATGCCATGGTTCAAGATAGATTGCGAAAGAACCAGCTCTCTTACCGCCTTGGGTAACATGTTTAGAAGTTTCATTTAATACTCTCAATAATCTAACAATTCCATTGCTTCTTCCATTACTACCTTTGATGATAGAGTTTTTCGCACGAATATTTGATACATGTACACCAATTCCACCTGCGCCTTTACTTATCATGGCACAATCTGAAACATTTTTATACATTCCTTCAATGCTGTCATCAGTTCCTAAAAGGAAACAACTTGCATATTGACCATTGATTACTCCAGCATTAAAAAGAGTTGGAGTTGCGTGAGTGAAATATCCAGCAGAAATGTAATTGTAAGTTTTTTCAATTAAATCTTTAGAATCTTTTTGAAAATGTATTGAGACTGCTACACGAAGGAATAAATCTTGAGGAGTTTCAACTGGTTTATCATTAAATTTCATTAAATATGATTTTTCAAGTGTTTTATAACCGAAAAATTCAAATGTATAATTATTTGTATAGTTAATGAGACCATTTAAGTAATCAGCATTTACATTCATATAAGCTAACATTTCAGGAACTAAATAATTGCGTCCATAAAGTGTATTATAGTTTTGTTGGATATAGTTCATTCTTCCGACGAAATTATTATTAGAACCTAATAGAATAGCAATATTTTTTTCTGCACTACTCACAGCAATTCTCCCACCTAATTTATTATACTCAAAGTCAGTTGAGGCGAGAGTTGCACAAATATTGGCACTAACAGTATCAAGTTCAGATGTTGAAATACCATCATAGATGTTATTAATTGTTTTTAGTGCAATCGCATGAACTTTAACTCGTTCTAAATCATGAGCTAATTGCTGAATTCTTGTAGTAATCTTATCAAATGATATGATCTCACGGGTGCCATCTCTTTTAAGAACAAACATACTTACTTTATTATCCATTGTAATATAATAAACTAAATAATTTTTTTATCAATTTTTTATGAATATTAATATAGCTAAAAATAAAGAATTTACTATTTTTGACACCATATAGAAAAAATCAATTATTTCTATGAAAAAATAAAATAAATTCATTTAA